TCGCCGCCCCTAAACGGGGGTCAATCACCCGAATTACCTCACTATCCCCACAAATCTTTTCCATCCTCCTAATCTCATCTGCGTAATCCTTCAATCCGTACCCGTTCGGTTGGGCCGCCTCGCCAGCGGATAATTTATCCTTGGTCAGATCAATCCATCCTCCCCATGTGTCAAAATCAGGAAATTCCTTTACCGCCCAGGCGACTCCATGTGGATCGATGGCAAATAATACCATTGTCCAGGGCTTTGCTCCCGCCGGATCAATCGATAATACCCAGTTTGCATCCGAGAAATCGGGGAGATTTTCGGGGGATACGAAGTTCTTATCGGTAAGATTAGGAAAGATTGCCCTAGACTGACGAACAGGGACTCCATACGCCCGACATAATATTGTTTCCCGCTTCTCCCCCTCCAATTGATTCTTCATCGCCGCCCAACCGCCAAAGGGATTCGCCGCTGTATGAAAATACACCACAGAACTGGCTTTGCGGATGGGCTGTTGAACGAGGGGGACTTCCTCGCCGTCCAATAGGTCCGCTTTCGTTGACTGGATGGTGCGGGCGCCGGTGAGCATCGATTTGACTACCGAGTTCCATCCGTCAACGGCGGTGAAGCTGATGATTCCCTTGGAATTGCGGGTAACTGTTCTAAAACGAAGGGTATTTACCCATGACATCGGTACTAATTCGTCTGCCCAATAGCCGATGTTATGTGTTCCGTTGACTGGATCTTGCGGTGAACCAATCTCTCCTCCCTCAATTGTGCTGATGTCTTGTTGCCAAAATCTGAAGATACACTCGGACCGATTGGGTAAAGTAAATTTAGAGGCAGTAAAGCCATTCCGAAGTGAATACATAACATATCCAACCTTACCACGGCCCAAGGATTTCAGTTCTTTAGGCAGATATTTAAATATTAGCTTCTGCTGAAATTGTATGCTGTTGGCCGATGTCTCCGTAAGACACCATATAATCGTGCCGGGGTTCTCTACTAGGGATTGAACTACCCGCTTGGCCGCCCATTCAGATTTACCGGCTCGGTTACCGCCCATAACGAGGATTTCAGAATGTTCTTTAAGCTGATCGTCTGCCCGCTTCCAGGTATCCAGTTCGAAGCCATATCTATAAGGATCATCCTTTTCGAGCTTGATCGCTTCTTCCCTTTTCTCCCAGTATGCGAGGATTGATTCGGGGGTCATCGACAGCATCTCATCGGAGGTTAAGGCTGGTAAGGCTGGATGCGGTGTCCATGAAAGTGGCATAGTCCTATTTTATCAGATGGATCGGCGAGTGGTACACCTGGTGAGGCAATTTATTAAAATTAGTGAAATTTTGTTCGGACATCCTGATAATCAGGGGGTTAAGATTTAATCCTAGCATATTCCAGCATAAGCTAACATAAGCTAACATATGCTAACATGAGCTAACACTATGTGGAGCAATGTGGAGGAATACGTGGAGCAATGTGGAGCAATTTGTGGAAATTTTTTCATGGGCTACAATCGGTCTCGGTGACCGGCGGGCCGCCCGATCCGACCCCCCTCCCCCCCTGTTGGCCGTCATAAATCGCATAAAAATATGCCATATGTGCAGTTTTGTTATATATTTGCATTGTTTTTTATCAAATAATGAACGCACAATAATGATTATGTCTAATTCTCCTTGCGCAAATATTTATTTGGTTTAATTGTTTAAATGCTTTCACCGATTAAAATCATGCCAACGAAAAGAAAGAGAACTACAGTGATGCCGGATAATCTTCCAGCGAACCTAACCATCGATGAGGCTTGTCCGATAATCTACACCGCTCAAGGTTTATTCGATAAGAGACCAGGTGACTATGCAAAGTTGGTTCAAATGCTTACGGATGGAATACCGGTCACTCGGATCAAGAAAGAGTTGAAAGTATCCCACAATACTATCGCTGTGGTTCGGTCTCGAGAGAAAGAGGTGATCGATGCATCGAAGAAAGTAATGAGAGGATTGATCGGCCATGCTTCACAGCTTGCAGTCGAGAAGATGATCGAGAAGCTGGAGAATGATGAAATACCAAACGGAGTCCTACCAATCGCCACCGGTATCTTAATCGACAAGCACAGGCAGTATGAAGGTGAGCCTACTCAGACTATCGAAGTGAAGAAATCTTTAAGCCTGGATGAGATCCGAGCAGAGCTTGCCAATCTGAAGGATGAAAAAGTGGTTGAAGCTGAGGTTACAGATGTTTAAGAGATAAGCATGGAAGATTTCCCTTGGAATAAAGAACCCGATCAGACACATAACAATTCGGATCTCACTGAGGCCGAAAAGAAACTTGAAGAGGCTCATCAGAAAATCAGATATGAAATGGATATCCGATCACATCCGCATTATGGTTTAACTGATTTTGATCCTGAGCAACCCGACATAGTTTTATCAGAATAGCGTTTAAAGCCCCGTAGAGGACGCTCAGAGCGTTTTTACCCTCAAACCTATACAATCTACCACGCTAGGGTATAAGACCGCCAATCCCGCCATTCTTTGGAATGCCCGATTTGCTGTGATTGTCAGACAGGATATCCTTATCCCTCCTTGCTGTGATTGACCGAGTGTAATATGTGACGAGTGATCCAACTGAATATTTATACCTCCTAACCGGTATAATATTTTGAACGAGTGAATGGGTAAGCTGAGTGATACCTGTTCTGCCGGTTAATCGGTTAGGCTGATGATTGATTTTATTCTCCCAATCGAGTGAGCTTGTAGGCTGGCAATGTAGTGGGAGGTGTGCCGGCTTCAGCGGATGGGCTTTGCCTGTGTGGCCTGCTAAGGGCCACAGGCTAAGCGCAAGCGTCCCACTACTAACAGCCTTTCCACCTACTGAGAGTAGTGTGTGTTTTATATTATAAGGGCACACACTACCACTCTTCTGACTATTTAATTGCACTATTCTGCTTTTAGCTTCAGCTTCAGAGAATAGGTATTTGAATTGTTTGGACCATTCTTTTCGATGTCAATTTGGTCTTTCGTCATCTTCAAAATCTTATCAAATCTTTCCCTGGTGACTTCGTTATTGGTTTGCTTTTGGAGTAATTCAATTGCTCTGTTTTTGCCGGCAATCGGTTTATCTTTTAACAGCTCGAGGAACTTGTCGCATAAAGCCTCATTAATCTTTTTTTGGATTGAGGAGGTTTGACCAGGCTTTCTGAATTTAGCCTCGAGGTCGGGTTTATGTTGGAAAAGGGGGAAGGTTTCAGCGGAAAATTCGAGGACTTTTGGGGGTAGGAATGGACAGTTTCGGGAGGTGGTTTCGAGGATAAGATGCTCATCCTCCTCGTGGGAAGTCAGGGTTAGGATGGCATCGGGATCTCTTGCGAATACACCTGATCCACTCGCTCTATCGATATGATCTGTTTCTGACTTGTTACCCTTCGAGAAGTGGTGGGCGAAGACTATGGCGGCACCTGTTTCCTCGGAGAAATCTTCGATTAGGTTAACGATTTCGCCTACCGCCTTGGCATCGTTTTCGTCTATACCGGTTGCCAGCTTATAGTATGGATCGAGGATAATAAGGTCGTAGTTTCGCCTTTCGACTCGAATTTTGGTTAGGAGATCCAACAATTCTGTCCGATGACCTCGTAAAGGCCAATAGTCCAGGTAGTAGTTTTTAGGTATCTCTCCCTTAAACATGGCCTTGGCTACTCGCTTTATCCGATCCGTACCGAAATATTTCTTTAACTCGAAGTCGAGGTATAAGACTTTACTCTGCTTAACCGGCATCCCCAGCCACGGCATCCCACTGGATGCGGCGATGGCCAAGTTAATCAAGGACCATGTCTTACCGGCTTTGGAGGAGCCTGATATAATCATCTTACATCCTTCGTGGAGACATCCCTCGATAATCTCTTCCAGCTCATTGGCGGGGTTCGTGGCGAACTCCATGCATTGGCCGAAGGACATAATGTCGGGTAATGGTTTTGGATCATCATTCCTCGTCTCGATTGAGCGGTTTGGCATGTTAGTAACAGTGGGAGAGTCGAGCATATACTCGAGTTCTATGGCTTTTACTTGTGCTTTATAATATGGGTCGTTTTCAGGTCTCATCTTTTTTTATGTTATTTTTGATTAATGTTAAAATTATTTGGGGCTTTAAATTTATGTGATTTCTGACAATGAATATAGCATCC